TCACCCAGCGATTTCCGCATCCTCTATGTTTCCGTTTTTATCCATACGCACAATGATGCAGTGTCCCCAGAAAATATCCCCGTCATCATAATACGCTTCTATTGATCCGTCGTTACGGAAAGCCAATTCGGACAAGGTGATCCGATCTGCAAATTGATCTGCCGTGATTGGTTCTTCACCATCATTATCCAGCCAGTCATTAGCCGTATCCAGCATATGACCGGCAGCATAGGCGCGAAGCTGCCGATCCAGTTCGGGCATATTCATTTCGTGCTTCTTATATGCGGCTAATGCAGCTTCACAGGTCTCGCCAGAACCTTCATCCGCATCTAAGGTAAACCCACAGTCCGGTGTCTTCATTTCGTACCATTTATACTGCCGGTTTAACAGAAAGTCTCCCCGCTGTGTGTGAATGTATTTAGGCTGCTGTAAGTAGGCTGCCAGGGCTTCCAGCTCCTTCTGTCCGGCATCCCATTCCAGAACTTTCAGTACCAGGTACCGATTGTTCCATGACGCCAACCTATTCTCATCTAATATTTTGATTTTCGCTTTTCTGACTAAGAGCCTGTAAATCCCATACTGCTTGAAGTCATAGCCCCAGCCCGCTTCATGATCTGACGAAATAAGCCAGGTAAGAATCCCCTCACGCCGATCCAGCTCCCCTGTTTTGCAGTCTACGTTAGCCTCCGTATAGGCAAGAGGCCTGAGACAATCCTTCGAGTAAACTGCGGCACCATTGGGCACCTTTCGAAGCAGTGCATAGATTTCAATTTCTTCCTGCTCAAACTCCTCTTCAAATTCTTTTACACGTACAATACCCATCATGCCTCCTAATTTTTTAGCAACCTGTTTTTATATAAGGATACCAGATTTTCAGGAAGATACCATATATTTTCTTCACAGAGTTTATAACCGGATTCCTATTTATATCCCTTGATTTCTTCTTCTGTCATGTTCAAAAGCCCGGTTACCCACATTCCTATGATATCGGAAAGAACGGGGTCACACCTGTATTCCTTTTCTCCATCCGGGTATGTACAGGAAAAAGCAGGTTCCCTTACAGCAGCTTCATAAAACTTCATAGCCAAACCGGCTAATTGATCAGGATTAAAAGAAAGAGATAATTTTTCAGCTATGGCACTGCGAATATTGTCCCAGTCCCGATTCCGCTCTTTATAATCGTCTCTTACCTTTGACACATATGCCGCGCAAAAGGTATGAAGCAAGGTTTGATTTTCATACAGATATTTACAATCAAAGTCAGAAATACATCCGGCATGGAGCAGGAACGTCAATAATTCGTCCATGTTTTCCGCTACTCTCCCGACACTGCCTTCACTGCTGATGAAACCGATACTGCCGTCTTCAAGAAAAACATATTCTCCTCCGCTGCCGTCACAGGCAAAAGCCCTGCACAGCATGGAGTAGGTTTCCTGATTTTCCGAAAACTGCACGTCCTGAAGCTGTTCATAAAAATAAATATCACATTCATGCATCAGCATGGTATTCAATTCTTTATTTTTTCCTATACTATTACAAAAGAAGCTGTCCATATATCCCTCTCTCCATACGCCTTACAGCGGATGATATTACTCAAAATATAAATAAGGATGTGCCTGTATCAACGCATGCCAATCCCTGTCGTATTCTATAACACTTTTGCAGGTATTCGCACTATGTTCATATGCCATCGAAATCAGACTCCGCGTATCTGCTTTTCTCCAGACAAGAATGCCATCCTCAACATCCTTTATATTGGTACCGTATGTTCCCCTGTAACAGGTCCATTCGCTAAAGGGAAGTATCTGATTCATTAGCGCCACAAATTCATACAGGTTGTCGGGCAGGCAAAAAGCCTCCGGATGGGGAGCATTTACATCATCGGCGCCGCAAACGCTTTTCTGCCCATATATACCTTTATCTGCTCATTTTTCATCATTCTTTCTCCATATATTATAATAAATCATTTTTCTTACTTCCGATCAATTCTGCTCACATGGATCTTAACCGCATCATATATTCACCAATCATTTCATTTAGCTTTGCTTTATTTTTTTCTAAATCAGGATAAAAGCCTGTCACCCCATATCCAATCATCCCGTAGAGCGCGATAAAACAATACTTCTTCTCTAATCTTTTATCTCCGGCATCTGCCGCCTGTTTAATTTCTTCTGTCTTACAGACAGATGCAAAGCTTTCTCTCTTCATGATTTTCTGAACAAACGCCCAGGCTTCTTTCTCGTTCTCATCACTGCGTTTAGGTGTTGACCACACCTTTCTCATCCGTGTGATGCGAAAGTCTTTATCCTCTTTCCTTCCCTCTTCATCATAAATATATGCTTCCAATCCCCAGATCCAAAGGATAAAATCCCATACATTATAGTTAATCTTCTTGGGAATACCCGTATGCGTACACTCGCAGACATGAAGCGCATTTTTCTTATCGCCTGAAACATACAGCCGGTATGCCAGTTCGCATAATGCCGTGACATCCGTATTGCATGTCAGTGAACACTTTCTGTTTAATCTTCTGCAGAGCCCAATAATTTTCTTTTCATTATGGTTCATCATAATATTTTCAAAACAGCCCATATTTCACCTCTATAGACAGTTAATAGAAATAACAGCAGGGAGACCCAACCATTTCGCAATCACATCATACAGAATCCAGGGCAGGAAAAGAAACAAAGGTGTCGCCAGGAAACACACGGCTTCAACTACCGTTATGGCTGCATCCAGAAGCGCTCCGCCCAGATAGGCTGTATCCCAACTTTTTATGGCTTGATAGAGCACCAGGATATCTCCCCTGCTGTAAGACGAAGAGATGAGTTTTTCCCGGACTTTCCAACTGTAATGGTATACAATAATCTTCCACACGGGGAGTACTTCCAATGCAGGCAGGCAAAACCATCCAGAAAGAGCCTCCCAAACGGCTCGGAAACATCAGGAAAGCCATTAATAATAAGGAATAACAGACATTAAAGGGAATACCGCAACAGTTCATTCTTATATTCATTCCTTATAATATATTATAGGAAAGGTTCGATTTAAGAAAACGAGTATTAAGAAGCCAGTTACCCCACTCTTCAAACCGAATTTTGAATCTATCGGAATCAACCTGTTAGCGGCTGCTGTGAAGAAAAATCAGGTAAAACTATATAACAACATATGGCAGCCGGAAACACGTGACATATACGCAAACATTATTATACGGAGGATTTTGCAGGAGCAATTGGAGGAAACGTTCTTCCGTCTGGTAAAGCAACGCACTGAGAAAGATAGTATTAACGAAAGGCTCAAAGCCGAGGATCAGATGCTTTAGGTACAACAGATAAACGCTGTACGGGACAGGGCAACGGAAATTGTCGATAATAATCTGCTCTGCGCATAACGGGCGCACGGCGGCGGGGAGGAATTCCTGCCGCTATTTTATCAATATTTCTATTTCGCGATTTTTATATTAAATTGATTTTGCGAAATAGATATACTTCTGGCGACGGAGGAGAATGCCATGAAACTGATTGAGCGAACTTTTTATCTTGATAAACTGAAAGACGTAATGAAAGCAGCGGATATCAATGTCATTACCGGAGTGCGGCGCAGCGGAAAGTCAAAACTGCTGGAAGCATTTATGGAGTATGTCCGGCAGGCGGATACGGCTGCTAACATTATACACGTCAATTACAGCCTGAGCGAATACGAACCGCTGCTGGAGTATCACAAGCTGAATGCGTATGTTGAAAAGGCATATCAGGCGGAAAAAACGAACTATATTTTTATTGACGAAGTACAGATGTGCGAAGGTTTTGAAAAGGCCATCAACAATTTCCACTTGGGCTCCTCGTTTTTGAATAGGTTCTCCTTGTATCAGGATTATTATTTCTTGACCATTCATCAATTATTGGAAGTGCTTTCCTTAATCCATACCAATTATTCTCCAGCGGACTTTTATCGTTCAATCATTCTTCTTTGTTGTCTTTGGAATTGTTCCATCTGCTGCATAAAAAATTCCGATTCTTTTCTATCCGCGATGATATTTACACCCATTAACTTATTTAGTTTCTTCTCACGAAACCCATAAAAAACAGGATTCCGAACTTTGATAGTCAGCTTCAGACAATGAAACGGGCGCTTTTTAAATTTTATTTGTTCTATATCTTCGAGTTTAAATTTAAAATGCAATACACTCCGTCCTCTGCTTCCATAAGTATAATATTTAACAATATTATTTTCGTAAATTTCTAATTTCACTCCATTTATGAAGAGATAATATCCCATAAACCATACAAGGAGCGGGGCGCCAACCAGCACTATTGCCATAATAATTTTATCTGAAAAATCAGTATTATAACTCATAAGATGATTCAGTATCCACAGAACAATAAAAGATAAAGATACCATGGATGAAAAGCCTATCCTATTAAATGTAGACTTATGAGGATATGTCAAGATAAGTTTTGGTTCATCCTGTAAATGATCTACTCCCATAATTTACCCTTTCTCACTTATCATTTCATTTTATTTATTATTTAAATCCTGATTTATCCATCACTAAAACGGGATTTGTAAGGTTCTTTTTTCCTCTTTGAAGCCGTTTTCCATCAAAGAAAATTTTTTCTATTGCTGCTTTCGTATCGTATAGCATAAAGAACGAGTCTAATGCCCTGAACACACAGATGATCATTACAACGTATAGTAATGCTGTCCCAACGCCAAGCTGCACGGACTGAGTTTGATTTCATCATTTGCGTCAAAAATCTTACCATGGCGTTTCTTCACACGCTCAAAGATTTTTCCGGTTCTGTTATGGACAGTGAGCTGACCGTCAGGATTGGAACGCGCATCAGAAGCAGTATAAAACTTCAAGGGACTATGAATATTACATTCGTCCTCTTATAATCCTTTAGAAAGAAATAACGGCAGGCAGTCCAAACCATTTCGCAATCACACCATACAGAACCCAGGGCAGGAAAAGAAACAAAGGTGTCGCCAGGAAACACACGGCTTCAACTGCCGTTATGGCTGCATCCAGAAGCGCTCCGCCCAGATAGGCTGTATCCCAACTTTTTATGGCTTGATAGAGCACCAGGATATCTCCCCTGCTGTAAGACGAAGAGATGAGTTTTTCCCGGACTTTCCAACTGTAATGGTACACAATAATCTTCCACACGGGGAGTACTTCCAATGCAGGCAGGCAAAAGAGAAACAGTACCATCCAGAAAGAGCCTCCCCAAACGGCAATGCGGTTCATGATTACATATTGAAGTATATATATTTTAATTAACATAACCAGGAAGAACAGGGGAATCAGCAAAAAAATCAAAGGAATTTGAAAGAGTCGTTTAATGTCCATCATCTACACACCGCCCTTACGTCATCACAAGTTTTCAGAAGCATATCTCACGGTTCTTTTATCAAATCCTGTACCTCCATGCATCCGCACAAGTGCAGCTCAGGAACACCAATTCCGTTCCTTAAAGCATTGGACCCCATGCTGCCGAAGCTCTTTCATCAGTAAATCCGTAGATAAATCAATGATGTGTTCATTGGTAATCCAAACTATATGTCCATAGTACACGCTGCCGTCAAAAGAAATCCACCGGCACCGATGACCATTCATTTTAATAACCCGTAATTCACCCACATAACCGCCCAGACTCCAACGGCCTTTTATAGGAAATTTTACAAATTGTACTTCTAAAATTTCATTCAGCTTATATGTATGAGCAAACAGTCCGTATCCTATGGTCAGGCTGTCTCCTTTGAAGCGGAGAACTTTATACCGTTCCCGCGCAGGAAGAGAGGAGATTTTCATTAAATTATACGTCGCGGCTCCTATACAGACAGCCGCTATCAGCATAAAAGCCAATAATACCGTTTCCATCATTCCATACCCCGCTGATAAACATCTTCTGCTGTCTCTTCAGCCCGTTTTTCCACTTTTTTCTGCCTTCCGTTATTTCCTATAGACAGAAGAAATACCATGTCTTTTTAACTCCTCCCGTAAATACGCTATGGTCCGCTCGATATCTTCTCCGGAATCGAGGATCGGGCAGAATTCTCCGGTGCGGGATCCGCTGTCAAACTGGAACGGTCCGCTTCTTGTCCCGTCTTTCATGATAATCAACATCTTTCCTGCATGAGCCCATGGAATGCGCCAGCTGTGCATGCAGGAAAAAATGATCGTTGCTATCTTATTCTTTTCATACCTGACAGAAAATAACGCACGGACAACCAGCTGATTTCCTTCTATGGTAAAGATTCCGGTGTGCAAATGAAATTTCTTCACTAAGAAATCCAGCATCCATTTAAAAATATACAGAAAACCAAAAATGAAAACCAAGCGTTCAAACAATTCATCCATATAATGCCTCAAATCACAAGATAATTTACTTCTGTAAACAAGGCCTCGGAAATATCCGGCCGTTCCCTGAATCAAAAACAGATGCCAAGGGAATCCTTTACGCAGAAGGCTAACCTTTCATACCTGTGCGGATTGTCTCCGCCAGCCTGGCATACCCCGGCGCGCCTTTGTATTTCCGGACAGATGCCAGCAGCCTGCCGTCCGCATTTTCCTGCAGCCATAATTCGATACCGTCATATACATCATAATTGAACGTATTTTCATATGTTTCATCAAAATACAAATCAATCATTTTTTCCAGGGCGGCAGGGAGATCGCTTTGCGCCAGCGCTTCATACTCTTTCATTAATCTTTCCATTTCATCATACGCATCCGCCATGCTTTCTCCTCCTTCGGCCGCCGTCGTCCGGACACAAAAAAAGAAACGAATCTTCATTTCTTAGGCCGATCCCGCAAAACGGCTCCAGGCAAAAAAGAGAGCCGCGCCTTGCAGACTCTCTTTATATGTCATCGTCTTATTCATTCTTGCATAAGCATCTTCAAATCGTACCCATAACCGGCAGTGCGGTCACAGGCAGTCTTCTGCCAATCCTCATGAGCCGTGCCGTCCTTATGGAGGAAGTACCCGGAATCCAGGTAACGGATGATGACAAATTCCGAAGTGCTCTGCCCGAAACCGTCACCCCGTGAGAAATCAATTCCATGCCCTGTATTTCTGGTCATGACGGCTTCCAGCAAAGGAACGGTCAAAGCGTTCAGGGTAACGGTCATCTTCGGCATGTCAAAGAAAAATCTTCCTTTATCCGTAGTATAGATGCACAGATTGCTGATCGTACCGTTTGTAACGCATTTGACACGGCGGATATCACGGATGGGGATTTCCTTTTTCCCATTTGTAATCACCCCTCCGGACAGGCGGGTTTCCCTCTTTTTAAAGTAAGAATAATCCAGCGGCAAGTCCAGTGTGTCCAGATTGTCCGGAAAATCATCAGTCAGCTTATGACGGGCAAAAGCGGTAATAATGGCTTTGGTCTCCCGTATATTATGGCCGCCAGAGGTATTGTACCGATCCGTATCCAGCTCAGAAGCCATATTTTTCCAGTTCCGGCCGCGGAAAATAAGGTTATAACTGATGTTCGAATTCAGGTAACGTAAAGGCAGAATCCCATTTACGTCTTCAAAGTCCACATCTTTTAAAACTTCCCCATTGCTGTCTTTATACAGCAGACCGTTTCTGCTGACCGTCAGTACATGTCCGTCTTTTTCTTCCAGAATGACGGGCTGCGTATCAAATACAGATATCATGTTTTTCCTCCTGTGCACCTATAACGTTTTCAAAATGATTTCTATGACAAGCCCATGATTTTATTCAGCGGGATAACTCCCCTCTGGTTTTTGATTATAGCATAAGCCTTATTAAGATATGTTGAGAATCGTTGTGTTTGTGTTTTGTCGATTTTACCGAGTGGCCAAGAAATAATGATAAAAACAATAACCGTTAAAATGCGGTATTTTAGCTAAAATTTTTGCCGTATTTTTGCCGCCCAAAGAAAAAGAGCAGGGATTTCTCCCCGCCCCGTCTTTTAATTTGCTTTGCAGAACCACATTCGGAGTGCCAGCATCGCCCTATGTATACTTTTTACGTTATGGATTTTCCATCCTAAATATATTTTCCATCGGTAATTCGTGTTCAGAATTCGCATAGAATTATATATTTTCCAGTATTTTAAATCCCGCGTAACAAATATATTTCTTTCGGACTCTCCCATTTTGTAATTGTCAATGACTACTACATTATCCGGATTAATTGTTACTCCAAACCAGTCAATTGCAAAACCATATGCACAGTTTCTTGACAACCAGAACACACGGCAACAATATCGCTTCAATTTATCGATTAACGGCAGCGACGCAATGTTAATTGATCTTTTCATAACCCGTCCATAGTTCGGATCATATCGTTTCTCCGCCCAGTAGTATTTATAGAAATCATACCGCATCCAGTCTGGTACATATTTTGTCACGCAGTCTTCGCTATCGCATGAATCATCAAATGTTTGCCATTTTCGCAAAAATCCATGCAGTTCCCCGTTTTTGTCGGCAAACAATACTACAATAGGATTTGTGATATAACAAATTATCATAATGAGTAATTGTAGCGGTGCATATAAAAACCATCTCATATAATCCTCCTTGAAAGGAAAAAGCCCTGATACAATTTCTGTATCAAGGCTCTTTCCGGTCCGCTTTGTGCAATACTCCACGGCTCAATTAATTATATTATACCATAGATTAAATTTAGGATCACCTCCGGGAGAAAACCGCTCCCGCGGTAATAACAAACAGCCCCGCATATATATCTCGTTGCCTACGTATGACCGCTTGTTTGTGCTCCATTTTCTTTATTTTGTTCTTCAACTCTTCTAATGATGTTCTGGATTCGGATAGATCGTTCCTGACATCGTTCAACGATCGATTCGCATTCGTTAATGATATCTGCATCTCTTCGAGCTCTTTCTGCAATTTCTCCAGCTGTTGCATTTGCTCTCCGGAGTCCATTTTGAGCATGATCAATTTCTGTCTGAGTTGATTTAATTCCAAGTTCTGCGCTGCGGATTCCGTCTTGAGCTCGTTCCAATCCGTCATTGATATCATGACAGTCTGTTTTGGCTCTGCTCGATTCATAACACCACCATCCGCAGATACCTGCAATGAGCAACAAAACAATAATCCCAATAATAAGAAGATAGCGATAATTGCTTGTTTTAATGTTTTTCCACACATTTATACCTCCATCACAACATCCGCATCAAACAATTTTCCCTCGATATTTTCTGATTCCGTGTACTGCCAAATATGGGCACCCGGATAATCACATTTTGAATCAAACTGCGCACACCATATTGCACAACCGCCCAGCTGATCAACATCCAGAATATTCACCAGCCAGTCATAACAAGAATATAAACCTACATATTTATAGCCTGCATCCCACAAGCGATTAATGAAGACGTTGCAGATGTTTGTCAGTTCCTGATTATCCGGCATGCCATGACGTTCTTTGTAACCATCCCCATCTTCCATGTCGAACCATACGCCCATCGGCAATTTATCTGTCGTCAATCCGCACTCTTCAAGCGTCTGAATAACAAAATCAGCCTCGATACCTGCCACATCGTCAGATAATGCATAAGAATAATGGTAAATGCCGATTTTCATTCCTGCTTTTAACGCGCCGTTTACATTGTCATAAAATTGGCTGTCAAGATGTCCTTTCCCGTAACCAATACGGATGATAGCAAATTCAAAGCCTGCCGCTTTTACAGCACCCCAATCCACTACTCCATTGTTTTCAGATACGTCTATTCCCTTCATTGTTTGCCGCTCCTTTCTCCGCTGCGTCGGAATCACCATTCCGATTTTTATTCACTGAAAAAACTGATATAAAAGTAACAGCCCCGACTACTGCCGGAGCTGCATACTCTTTGAAAAATGTAATCAACTGTGCCGTGTTAGCTGTGCCTGTTCGATAAAAATCATGAAGCCACGAAAAGAGAACCATGAAAAACAGAATCAGAAGTCCGGCCCCGTAGAGATATACCACTTTCAAAGACGTGTTCGCACGCCTTGAAATACGCGGTACATACCGCGTCCACAGTTTTTTGATTTTCTCAAACATTACATCACCTTTCCTATTAATGCAATTACTACGGAAATGATGGTGGAAATCAAACCAGCTACTTTATAGATATTATCGATCCTATGGTGTGCCGATTTAGCGCTTTGTTCCGCTCTTTCATGCGCTACTTGCAGTCGTTGTATTTCAGGAAGCATTTCAACAAGCATGTCTAATTTTGTCTCAATTCTGACGATTCGCTCTAATGCTTCCGGATTTATATCCCCCATACTCAACGAATATTCTCCTTTCTTAAGGCTCTTCTTGCAATTCTGACCTGTGACATTTGTATTTCATCCAGCCGCTTTCGTTTTGCTTCGCTGGATAAGTTACTTTTCATGACTGCCTTTTTTGCCTGATTAATATTCTGAAAAGCTTTTACGGCATTCTTCATCTGTTCAAATTCCCGCGGGTCAAATCCATCCATTCTCTTATGCAGTTCCCGCCCTGCATTGAATAATTTCAGTTGCCTGTCATAAGCATCATAAACTTCCTGTACACTTTCACTGCTGGAATAAGGTGTGGCGGTAAATCCGCGAATACCCGGCTGTTCGGAAAATCGTTTTGCCGGCCGTGTTTCATCCAGTCCGACCATCTGATCAGTAAGTGTCAATCCCAGTCCGGCAAGACTCCCGCCATATCCGCGGATGGTATTATCTACTTTGCGGGGAGAAATACCGAACGTTTCCCCTATTTCTCGGCCAACTGCTGATGTGTAAGAACCATACTGTAATTCAGGAATTGTATTCTGCTGGCTTTGCGGTACGATATCGCGCCCCATAAAGATGGAATGATTTGTCATCGCTTCAATAGCCGGCACTAATGCAGTCGGCAGGAAGGATGGAGCCATAGAATCAAGTACAGAGCCGGCAAGGCCTTTGAATCCCGCTCCCTTTTGTTTCCTTTTTTTGTCATAATCCCACTGCAGCATACGTTCAGGAACGGTGCCGAAAAGGATCCCCAGTTCGAAGGGTTTGGGGATTTTAATCAGCGTGTCTTTCGCGGGGATAATCCAGAAAATATCTTTTTGCCACTGCGGCAATTCCTGATACCGTGGATCGTCCTTGTTGAGTTCCCAGAGCAGGACTGACGGCAAAGTAATCCACATGGCCGTTTTTACTGTCATATCCATCGGATTCGCTTTCCATTCACGGAACATCTTATCCGTTCCCTGAATAGCCGCATTGAAAAAGGCAATCGTCTTGTTCAGTGATTTTGTGTGAGAACCTATTCGAGAGAAATCTAACGTTACATCACGGCTTTCAAGCGCCGCCTCTTGAATGCTGCCCGGGTTTCGCTTTCTGCTGAACAATCGATTTCCGATGCCTGTATACCCTTTCCGGACATTATGAAATTCTGCCAAGCGTGTAGCCATTTCTGTGGCTTCGGACAATCCGCGAAGCACTTCAATCGGATTGGTAGTAATCATCTTCTTGACGCTTGGCCGCTGCAAGAGCTCTCTCATTTGCCCGGAAAGGTAATTCCTATCCAGAGAAACAAGATTAGCCTGTGCCGCACCCGACCGCATGTATTCCCAATACGTATTGCCCTTTTGCAGATACAGCCCCAATCCTTTAAGAGTGTCTACAACGGGGATAAATCCATGCTTAGAGTAAATCGTAGCGGAAATCATGTCGCGTACGGGGTTACGCAGAATAAATTCTGGTCCCAGCGTCGCCCCGGCACGGAGCCATTTTGCAGGGTAAGAAAGAAGCTTCGTAAACATGTTTGCGCCTTCCGGATTCAGCATTTTAAATGCCTGATACAATTCCGGCGTCGTGTTATAAACGACTTTCTTTCCGTTTCTCCACACACTGAAACTATGATCCGTTACCTTCGCCGCACCGGACACTTTTTCAATCAATGATCCCATACCGTCGACATTCGCCAGTTTCACGATAGATTGTCCTACCTTATTCCGTTCGATGGCGCTCATTATTGAGAAAGTATTCCGGATTATTCCTTCCAACGGGTCTACTACATCTAAAGTGCTGCCGCGCATTTTCTTTGTGACAGTCCCCACATTAGCAAATCCTTTTCCTGTTCCATTCCTTTGTGCTTCTGCAGCTTCATAAAATTCACGGAAAAACGGTACATAATGAGGATATTTATTCTTCATGGCCATTGCGGCCTTTACCGATAACATACCGGCATCTACAGCATTTGCAAGCAGGAAATCATTATATCTGTGGATCTCTGCAGCAGCTTTCGCAAAAACAGGATTCTTCTCATAATGCTTGATAACGTCAAAACATTCTGATTTTGTAAATCTCGTAATCAGTGGGGTTTCATCTCGTGGTAAGAATGTATTCCAGTGGTTCATATCAAGTTCGCGTAATGCGGTCAGATATGTAGAAAAATCTTTTAGCTGATTATCCGGGATTTTTCGGATAATCTCTTTAAAAGCGGGGATTCTATGCTTGGGCGAACCATTCTGCAGAAGGGCTTCTGCTTTACCTGCCCAACCGCGCGCAAGCCACGCCTGTTTGAATGCGTTTTCTTCTATCCTTAACTTTCTTCCTGTGCGTTTTTCTACTTCACCGATAAGTTCCTCTAACGGATGAAGCTCATCCACCATTGTAGTATACGGCTCATGATAAACTTTCCGTGCGACTTCCTTAGAATCTTTAAAGAATTTCAACGTTTTCTGCAGTAGATTTTCTTTACCGCCAAAAGAAACAGAACCTTTCATCCGTTCCCACACAGGCTGCGCATACCACTGATGACCAACATAAGACAATTTATCCACTGCGGCGCGCAGGTCTTTATCACCTTCCAAAATCTTTTTAAATTCCTTATAGAATGTAGGAAATTCAGAAGCCGCTTTCTTGCGGCTGGTAACGTAATCATGGAAAAATTCAGCAATTCCCTCTTTTCGGATCGTTTTTATACCGCCCTTATTGTAGGCATTCCCAAAACGTTTATGGATAACATTGGAAAATTCCGTATCAAAGCCGGGACGATTGCTGAACTTAAACCTTGCATCCACATAGTGGCCAAGTTCATGCATAACAGTTCGGGGATCCCCGAATGTTCTTGTTCGTATAATGTCCGTTTTAGGATTATACCATCCGTTAGTGCCTTTCTTACCGACACGCCCTTTCTTGATCGTAGCCCCGAAAATGCTATTTACATCATCAAGAATCTGCTTGCGTGAAATCGTCTCCCCCTGCCATGTGGTCAAGTCATTGCCGGCTGCTTCCTCAACAGGTCTTGCCATAAATGACCGTTCATCACCCGGCAATTTTACTTTTCCTGTTTCTTCTGCTACAATAGAGTTGCCAGATGGGTGGAGCTGGGTATCCGGCGTTGAACCCCTATCACTGGAGGGTTGCAGAGGATACCCTGACTGACGACCTCGAATATTTTCGCCGACGTAAATTAATTCGTCGGCGTTTTTTATATCTCTTGAAAGCTGATTAATAGCATTGTTGCGATGTCTTGGCTTATCCATAGCCGTACTTGAAGAGATAATTTTCCCTTTATCGGTTTTATCCATGCTAACCGCTATTTGATGTAACAAATTATCTTTTCCGCGCCATAGATTCACATAGAGTTTTCTTCCGTTCTTTTGCTTAAGAATAAAATCCGGATTTTGAACAGTATCTTTTATCAACCCGGTTGCAAATGCCCGGCTGTCAGAAATAGACATATTTTCTCCATGTCCGGAAGTAAAAGCTTTAACTGCGTCATCTACTGCATTTTTGTTTTCTTTGTCAAAAATAACTCTTACTTTTTCTCCCATCGGATCGTCTATTCCGTCAGCAAGTTTAAGCGTTTCCTGACGTGCATATTCAAACTTCTGTTTTTCTGGTAAATCTTTAAATGCGTTATATCCCGCTTCATCATAAGTACGGAATACTTCCTTGGGAATTGTCCCGTCTTTGATACGATTGGACAATTCTTCCGGCGTAATATCTTTCACCGAATCCTTCATGAAATTTAAATTTGCTTCTTCCGGCGCAGCTTGTTTTACATCTTCCGCAAAATCATTGAAACCGTTCTGCATAGGGCGGACATTGCGGCTATCATATACCTCTCTGGCCACTTGCTGGCGGTATGCGTCATTGGCCACTGCGGGATCAGGACGTTCATACTGTTCACGGACAATACGCGCCGCTTCTTCCGGAGTAATATTCGGATTCTTCCGGAGCGCTTCAAAAGCCGCTCGTTCCGTAGTATTCATCTCTTCGGAAATAAAATCTACCTGTGTACGCCAATCTTTGGGATCCAGTCCGTTTTCCCGGGCAAATTGCTCTAAATGTGCCTTCCTATCGCCTGTCCACTGCACCAGCCCGTGGGAATTATATCCATCTTTTGAAAGCGCTTCTGTATCAAACATGGATTCCTGCGCAATATTTCCGGTAATCCCTGCCGCTTCCGAATCAGTAAATCCGTTCTGGCGGAGACGGTTATAAACATCTGTTTTTATATCTCCCGTTTCACCGTATTCAGGCGGCCGGTTTGTTTCTTTAAGTGCCTGTGTACCCATCTCTGTATCACGGGCTAAATCGTCAAAACCTGTTTCTCCGCCACGTTTGAAAAAATCAAAAAAGCGACCTTTCGCATTGGCAAGACCGCTCTTTACCGGATCAATAACATGTTCATTAAACGGTTCCGTTATATGTTCGCGGATGGGCTCACTGATACTCTTAGGCGTTGCTTTTTTTATGCCTTTGGCCGCTCCGTGAATGACCGCGCCCGGCAGGAATACTTTATCCCAGGCTTCAAGTGGATTATCTACAAGGCTCTGTACATATTCTCCCGGATTGGTGACCGCCTCTTTAACGGGATTAATGACCGGATCCAAAAGAGCTCCTTTTGCTGTGCTGATAACAGGTGTGCCATCATCGTTTGCAATGTTCTGGTCATAAGTCTGCATTGTAGAATCGACAAGGGTCGGAGCAGCTAAAGCACCGCCTGCCATGCGGACAATGCCGGGCATACCGGGCGTTATAGCTGCGTACCCGGCAGGTTTACCTACCAGTTCATTGTAGACATTCATTTTTGCCCGGTTATAATTTTCGCCTTCAAAGCTTTGTGTGGGATCTTCCATATTGATGGATTCTCCGTTGTTATATGCTTCTAAGGCACGCTCTCCGGCCGCCGTAATTTCATTGCCATAATTTTCTATCGCTTTGCCGGCATTAGCCGCATAATCAGAAAGAGTATTCCATACATTGGCTTTTGTCTTCTCCCATTGTGCTTTGCGTGCCGCACGCCCTTCTTCATAGGATTCATCTATACTGCGTAAAAATCCTTTTGCTCTGTCCAGCAAAGACGAATCCTGTGGCGGCTGATTCTTGAATTCATCAAAATATCTTTCACCGCCAGTATTACCGCCAGCGCGCTGAAATTCATCAAAATAACCCATATTTTACCTCTTTACGGTACCCATGCTGCATAGAAACCGAGTCCTTCGTTTCGTAATGCCTGCTGTACTTCTTCTTTGGACATATGCTGCCGCATTTCCATGATTTTATTACTGAGACCTTGCTCATCATTCACAAGCTGTTTCTGCCCGCCTGTTACATCTCCCGGCTGTCCGGGCTGCTGCAAGCCTAAAACCTGTTGCAGCTGTGCATAATAAGGAGATTTTGCGGGATCGAAATCATCATCATACATATGTTGCTTCTCGTACATCTGCTGCAAGTGACTTAGCTGTGAAATAATCTGTGAATTGTACCCGCTCGTTCCTGGCCCCTGTACTTCTCTTGCCGTACCCGGAACAACCTGCCCGCTTCTGACATCAAATAATCCGCCGCCGGTATTCACATAAAAACGTCGCGGATCTTGCGGCGGTGCATAATTCCCCATTTGCTGGACAGCTCCTGTATCGCCATTGATTCCTACAAGCTGGCCATTTGGCATTGTCTTATAAGAAATATTCGGTTTATCCAACGCGTTGATGTTATTCAGCATATTCATGTCAATCTGCGGAAACCCCAGTTGCCGTGCACGGTAATTATAAGCGGCAATTCGCGGCGCCATCGCCTTAAGTTTTTTCGGATCATAACCGCTGACTGCCGCATTTCCGTCTTTATCCGTAGTATAGACGAGCTGATTCAGGATATCCTGTCTTGCCGGCTCAAGAACGCTGTCCTGATAAGCATTAAGCTGTTTACCATATTCTTCTGCCGTATCATTTTCAAGCATTTCCTTTGCCATACGTGCCGCTTCCTGTTGTCCATAGCCGCTCTTGATGAAGCTGACATACGCCGCCCCGGCTTTATTCCTAAGCGACTGCTTAATTTGGCTCCTGTCAGGCGCACTTGGCTGCGTTTGTATTTGCGGCTGTGTCTGCTGTATATTCAACTGATAATGGGGAGCTGCCTGTTCTAATGCGTCCTGCCCCGCCGTAGTCGAAGATTGCAGTGGCTGTGCGCCAGCAGTGTTGATCTTGAAATGAGGCATTGCTTTTTCAAGACCGTCCTGTGCAAAAAGACCGCTACCCATCTGCGGGGTCTGCGGCTGTGTCAATTGAGCCAAAAGGCCCGGGGACTGTTCATCTTGATAGCCCCCGAATACTCTTGTTGCATAATCTTTAGCATTGCGGGTATCCTGTATCTTCTGCAGACGGTTTGCCGCCCACAGTCCCGCCAGATTACCTATCTGATCCCATGGTGATTTATCCTGTACATAGATAACACTCATGATTATTTACCCGCTTTCTTAGCAACCGTCTTTCTTCTTGTTGCCGGCTTCTTAGCTGCCGGCTTTTTCTTTGTTTCATCCGTTGTTTCTTCTGCAGACGTTTCCTGCATAAGTTCTTCTGCAGAATCTTCTGTTCTCTGTTCTGCAGGAACAACGTCAACCGCTTCTGCAGGAATAATGTCTCCATCCGGGTCATTACCCGCTTTGTCAGCTTCCGTTAAGCCTTCCGCCAAAATGCCATTTGCATAGAACATGTTATTTCCGGTCAATTCCAGTTCATAAACCTTTTCCTTTCGTCCAGTTTCTACAATTGATGTAATCGGCTCAAAACCGTTTACTGTCATGACACTGTCACCGTCGGAGAGTCCGGCTAAAGGTTTCTTTCCGTCAGGCGTCATGAATACTTCCGTCTGCGTGGTTTCTACTGCAAAAGACGGGGTATTGAGCTCATAGATATCCGCTTCACCCATATTATGAAGTTCTGTAACCTCATTCACTGCGCCAAAAGAAATAACCTGATCACCAAATGCCATCTGTTCAATAGCAACCGCACCTTCCGGCGTTGAAATTTCTGTTCCTGCTACAAAACATGCTAAATAACTTCCTAATCCGCTCATAAGACCTCCAAAGAATCCACCACTCCCCTGCCGGACAATTGTCTGCCCCGGTGTGGCTACACTGTACCGCTGTTGCGATAATTGAGATAATAACCCTTGCGTCGGTGCATTTTGTCCCGTGGCCATAGCTAAATACTTCATCGGCGTGTTTATCGCCGCTTCCTGCGCCGTTGCCGCCGTTTTAATCGGATCCGTTGCCATCTGCTGTGACTGGTTTGCCAGCTGTGACAGCGTTGAAATCCCTTGCTGCCGGTTATTGAAATTCGTATTTGCCAAGTCGGCCTGCTGTCCATAGCCGGAAAGCTGGTTTCGGAACATATCCCCCAGAAGTCCGGCCTTACCGTTAATGCCCGCCAATTGGCTGTTATAGGCCTGTCCGGCAAGTCCCGCGGCTGTCTGCATATCATTTCCGTACTGCGCGGCCAATGTATTAGACGCATTTCGGGAAATATCATTGAATGCGCTGTCCGCCTGTGAAGAATTGATAATTCCCCGGCTGGCCAGTCCGGACAATGTATTTCCGACCGTATTCGTTAAATCAGCTTGTAAGGCTTTCTGCCGATTCTCCGCATAAGAAGATGGCAGCACACCGTTTAACAATCCTTGCATAGCAGTATTATTGTTCTGCATGGCCGTATTGTATTCGGACGCCAGTTCTTTATTCCCCTGTGTCATAGACTGAATAGCATTCCCCAGCAGCCCAGAGAAACGATTGTTAGCCGCTGCATTAGCGTCTGTATTTGCATTTACCTGCGGAATCAGTCCCTGTACCAGCTGATTATTGGCCGCCGTCTGATTCTGCGCCCGGTCATACAATGTCTGCCAATTGGGATTCGGCGTAACCTGCTGGCTGCTTAATGCTTGATTAGCCATATTCAGCAGGTTTTGTGCCACCGGCTGTGTAGTCTGTGCCCATTTCAGCTGTTCGCCAAGCAGCCCTTTTTCCTCATCGGACATCTGTGGCACTTGCGCCGGCGTTGTCGTTATCTTTGTCCCCTTTTTCCCGAACAGCTGTAAATCAAATAAAAGCATGCAATCTCCTTTCTAATGTAAATTCTCAATTGTGCCGGTTAGCACATAGTAATGCCGCCCTTCGTAGTTATAATCTTGTTCCGGATGGTGAATCATCTTCCATCGGCGTATATGTGCTTTCGGATTGCGCGTCGTCATTGTCACGATATCTTTTACCCCATTAAGGACCATCACCTCTCTGATGTAATCAACCATTTTGTGAAACTTGCCGTATGTTTCAAGAATCTGGAAATAAACGATTCCCTCATACTTAATCAATTGCCAGAAAAGAAATCCGGCATTCGGGAAAAACTTGAAATGCGTTCCTTGTTTATCATGAAGATCATCATTAAAAAAGAACCCTTCAAAGCTGACGGATTCTCCCGTAATACGTTCATAATCTTTTATCATTTCCTGTAAACTTGATAATTTCATGAGGTTATGCGTCCTCTTCATCATTTGCATACGGGTTATACTTCCAAATCGCGAATTCCTGATCAGAAGCACTTTTAACAAAACAGCGCAGGGGGCTGGCAGCTCTTGATTTCGGACTGCCTATTTTTATATATCCTGCCCTGCCGTCCACAACAACATACAGACGGGGATCAGGGCAGTCATTGGGATTCCCGTATACATTACAGCTGCCGGATTCTCCATTATTTTTTTGATAAAATAAACGTTTAAAAACACTGCTCATATTAATCCCCCGTTCATGCAAACCATATACGACCACCAGGAATTTCACCAACATTACCTAAACGTATCCATCCTGTCCAGCTGCCATAATTGTAGCTGTTCAGATAAAATCCCACCGTTTTGGCATCCTGTTTTAGACCGGTTACTCGAACGATCAACGCATTTTGGTTAATAAATACAACTTCTCGGACACCCCATGCAATCTGGTCTGGTATATTTACAGTTGTTATTGCACCATCTATCAGGCGAGGTTTATTTAAATCAGAATACTGATTTGTACTATCCACCAGGAGACAATCCGTAAGCGGTAAACCATTTTGAATTGCTTCATTTAAAGCATACCCAAATCTTGAATACCCCTCATCAATGATAACACCGTTCTTATCACATCTGGCCTTATCAGAGTAGCTAGCACTGTCCGCCCTGCTAGCACTGTCCGCCCTGCTAGCACTATCCGCCCTGCTGGCACTATCTGCCCTGCTGGCACTATCTGCTCTGCCGGCACTATCTGCCCTGCTGGCACTATCTGCTCTGCCGGCAGAAACAACCGTTCCAGTCACTCCAATAACTATAGACCTGTTATCACCATCTGGAACGAGCCGAATGTTATCGCCCGCCAATAAATTCAACGTATCCTTTTTATTTTTGGCGATAACATACCCTTGATCATCGGTGCCAATTTTTATATTAGCAAAAGTATTTTGGTTAACCTCCGCTTTATCTTCAATGCTGGATAATTTTTCTTTTTCGGCTGCTGTCATTTCTACCGCTGCCGCATTATCCATATATTCAATCTTTATTATGCCAGTTGCATTTGTCGTTACTGCCGCAAGAAATAAGCGTGCTACAGCTTTCCATTCTGTACCGTTATACATGTACATCTTCTGCTCAAGTATGTTGAATACATGAGTATTTGTAGTAATGCCGGATGGCAAAGAAGCAGAAAACACCGGTTTTGTTATTACGCTCCCGTAAGATAAAGCACCTGCGTTATTCCGTTCTACAAACAGATAGCTTGTTGTATTAATCGGCAACGTCCATGCACTGATTTTCTTATCAATTGTTTCTACATAATCTTTCGCACCGTTTTCATTAAAGCCGTCTGCCAGCGTTAAAATTACAGGTATCGTACTTCCGTCAATAATGACCGACAATCCATCACCGGAAAGGAAGCTATACTTCCCGCCGTTGTTTTTTCCGTATAAAATACGTTGTCTTAAACCGCTCCCGCCGCCTTTTAATTGTGCGGAAAGCGCATTCCCGATTGTCTTGATTTCTTCCCGATTTTTTAATACAGCTTCTTTCGTGCTGTCTCCTTGCGGCGTCGGGTTCAAAGGATATTTTTCCGTATAAGGCATTTAAACCTCCTCGTAAGTATAATCAAACTGCCGCAAAGCGATAGCGCCCTTGGCGACAAATATTTTTATCTGCAGGTGTCGGTTTGCTCCACCGCCAATCTTATTTACTTTTGTATATTCATTGCTATTCAACTTGCCGGTTGCGTTAATCAATTTTTCATTAGCATAGTATAACTTTGTACCGGCCGCTTTGAATGTAACAGGTTTTGCCCGTTTATCACTAATTGTAATACTGCCGTAACCATCAATACGGTTACTTGATACGAAATTATAAGAGAATAGCAGTAAGAACAGTCTTTGCGCCAGACGATTACCTGAGGTAATCGACGTCGTAATCTGTTCTCCGTCATCAGTATCTATACTTGAATCAAGAATGCCTATTTTATTACCATAGGCAATATAAATATTCTTGCCTACCGTCATCACATCATGCAGATTATGCACGAAAGATCTTGACGTGAATACACCGCGTCCGTCCTCGTACCGCGGCAGATAATGATAAATAAATATATTCTGATTTTTCCCCGGTTTAATCCACAGCTGTTTCCGGCTGAGAATATGCCACATCCGGGCTTGTTCTGAGGTAATCGTCGTCAGCTGCGCATTGATATTAAGGCCTATTTCAGACGGCTGTATATTTGCATAGGTGTTTGTCGGAACAAAACTCATCAGCCCCGCATCGCCCAGATAATAACTTCGGTCATCAATGCTGATTGAACTGCCGCAGCACAAAGCCGTTTCGGAAAGCGGGTAGACTGCAAGTGTCTTCTCGTGTGGATTTCCAACTATCTGATAAGCTCTGCCATATTCTTTATATACAATGATTGCTTTTGATAGAAAATCTATAGATATGATACAGCCCGGATCTTTATACCCGACTTCTACATATTGCGCCGATGACGCGTCGTTTGCGTTCGTTGTCCATGATTTATAATCTCCGACAGCTGACCATGTGATACGGTGTCCATAAATGGATGCCACCATAACGGATCCGGAATGACTGCTCACAAATTCGCAAGTCGGACTTTCGTCCACAGTAGACAATACACCAGCACCTGAAACAGCCTGCAGCTTACCGCCGGAAGCAATCAATATATCATGGTCAAAAGCGTGGTACTTCGGAATACTGGTTCCTGTCAGCGTCCCTAATTTTGAAACCGTTGTAAAATCAGCTGTTTTGTACAAATCACGGCCGCAGGAAAAATAATACTGATGGCGGTAATTGTCGTAATACAAACTTTCAATATTCGCCGTTCCCGTATAAATTATTTTCACGCCCGGCACTGTTTGAAGCGCGCCGTCCGTCGGGCTGTATTCGCAGTTAATCGCCTGCGTTAAACTCTGCATATCAATGCTTTCCGCCGGCTTGCTCCAGTCCAAACCAAGACGAAATCCGTTTGTTGAAGCAAAGAAACGCTCACCCATATCAGCGCCCTCTTGCGTTTTGAATTGCCGTTGTCAAATCAGCAATGAATGCTTTATCCGCATTGGCATAATCAAGCATTAAAGATTTTTTCTTGACAAGAAATGAGACCAGCTGCACAAGCACAAAATGAAAGGTTTCACTAAACGGAATTGAATCAGTATCATTCAAAACATGCGGCTTTTTTACAGTGTAAAAAACATCATTAACAGTCTTTCCACCGTACGTCTGAAAAGACCCGTTCACAATGCGTACCGGATATCCCGCCGCCGGCACAAACGCTGTAAAATCACCGGGTACCGGATTATTGTCGTTAATGTCCATACTTTTTACAACTTCCCTGTCTTTCATCGGGATAAGCGCCATAGTCAAATAATCAATAGCCGCATTAATATAGGGGATGTATTCCGCACTGTCATCTAAAATTTCATTTGTATCTAGATTAATCATCGTAATCAGTTCGCCTGCTGTCATACGGCCAATACCCCCTTGCAATAAAACCGCTTTCATCGTCCATTTGACGTGCCATTTCTGAAATCGTATCTTCCCATCCGGAAACAAACGATAAGTCCGCTTTTAGGATCCGCGCTACCATGTAATTCACCAGAAGACTTTCAATTTCCGCCGGATAACCGCTTTCATCATCCATTTCTTTGTAATCTGCAGATGGGATATATACGACGGTTAGTCCTCGTTGCAGCGCATTTTTCGCAGTAATGATTTTGTGGCCTTCCATCGTGTAATCAGCGGGATTACCATACATATCCTTTACTGATACAATCTGCAATGCGAAAGAAGAAAGCGCAATTGTCGGTCTGTTCGGAACTCCCGTCTCCGTTACACGTAAAATATCCGGAATATACCGCGCTATAAGCTTATGCAGAATATGATTGCCTTCGTTATAAAACTCCAGAAACTGATACGGCGTATAGTTCACCTGCGACGTATCGCCCACCTGCATATACGCACGGTTAATCAAGTCTTTAATTATCATGGTTACTCCTTAAGAAAAGGAAAGAGGGCTTTTACAGCCCTCACCTTATCTCCATTGCAATTACTCTACAGCACCGCCGGTCATGACCTGAATTACGCCATAATCTTTGCTGTTGTAGATGGATTTTTCAATGCCGCCGAAGAACGCGATACCATTCCCCTGTACATTGCCGTAATCATCCTCATCCTTAATGAATCGAGCTTCACGAGCCACAGCGAAGCATGCCGCCTGCTGCCCTAAAAGTAAATTATGAACAACATTTGCGGAAGACGCACCGGTTTTCGTATTCATGATACGTTCATATTCATACAGAACGACACCGTCATATTCGCCGAGCGCTCCGGTGAAAATCGGGTTTTTGCTGCCGCGGATTGCCGCGTTCTGCTGTGCCGCCTGCCATACCGGATCTGCTTTCAAGTCACGCGCTGCCCATGTGCCGACAAGCATGATGTATTTCTCCTGTCCGTCAATCTTAAGCGGTTTCACTGTCGGTTCATGCATTTTAGCCTTGCGTTTTGCGCGGCCGATTACCGCACAGGTCAGCTTGTCATTAGCTGTTAAAGAAACCTCTGTTCCTGCTGTAGACGCAATAAGACGTTCACCGGTTGTCGGATTGGCGGTCAGTGCGGAAATCAGCTTGTTGTCTTTCCAGTCAGACAGCCACTGCACCAATACCCCCTTGATAAGAGGCAAATTTTCGTACGGAGATTTCTGGTCATCCGCCTCAAAGCGCGTAACTGCGTTTCTGACCAAAGTAGTCTTTACGCTGAAATCATACATCTGCATTTCTTCTTCATTACCTTTGAGTGTGTTATTCCCGGAAACGCCGTTACCTTTAAGATTCATTGCCAGTCCAAAGTTTACTTCATCGCCTTTAGCCTGTTTTAGATCTTTATTCGTATGAACAACATTACTCCCATTAGTAGACGTAAACTTATCAAAATAAGAAGCTTTTAAACCTTCTCTCCACACTTTTTTCGTCCAGAGCTTAGGAACTAATTTTTCAGGAATTTTAAATTCATGTGCCATATTTCATTCTCCTTTTTGTAAAATAATTAATCACCGCAGAGGTCATCAATCTGCTTTCTGATTTCCGCCGGCAGCTCATTTTCACGACCCTCTTCCACATATTTGAGGATTTCTTCCTCAGACAGTTTCGCGCCGGTCGGAGCGCCGCCATTTAACGCGCTTGCTTTTGGCAGTGTTTTAGCCGTTTCAAGCGGATTTTGCGCAGGCGTGGTCATCGCCGATTTTACTTTTTCAGCAAAATCACGAATAATTTTGAAGTCTGCATCCGTACCTACCCCCTGATCAACGCGGTTGAATGCCGCATCAATCGGAGCAGCATCTTTTCGCGTCATGCCGTCCAGCATTTCAGCGCCTTTCTGCCACAGCTCGCTAATGTTCGGAATAGCCTTAAGTTCTCCGATAAATGCTACATTTTTCTGATAGGTTTCCTGCCGCTCTTCCTGCTGGCGTGTCATCTGATATTCAATCCGTACCTGTTCATGAAGAAGTTCCTGATACTTTTGTGCATCGGTGAACATTAAATCGGACGCGTCATCAATCTTGAGTCGACGTGCGGCTTCCTGCTGCGCATAACTGCGAATTTGATTCAAATCTTCCGGAGATAAAACCGGTTTCTGTGACATGCTCATCTGTGACCGCAAAGTATTAGCCGCTTCTTCGGCCGCTTTTCTGCGAGCCCGTTCTTCTGCCAGTGCTTTCTTCAAATCACCGCCTGCCGGATTGTCTTCTGGGTCTTTTGTCGGTTCAATTTTCGTTTTAGGTTCCAATTCTGGATCGGGATCAGTTTTCGGCTGTCCGTCTGCAGAATTGTCTTCCGGTTTCTTTGGATCATTACCAGCTAAAGTTGCCGGCTTCTGCTTATCAAGACCTGCTTCTTTCAAATCCTCTACGTCAAAGCCTAAATCTTCTGCGTCGAGCATTGCTTCGTTTTCCATGATTATCTCCTTCTGCCGGTTTAACGACGTCGGCGGTCGAATGATTTTTGTAGTAGTTTACCGTCTCTTTTCGGACGAAAGAAAAAAGCCTTTTAACGTCGTTGCTTAGGACGATATATCAAGGCATTACTGCCCTAATAGCTATGGCTGCTGTATCGGAATTTGTGGCTGCACCGGCGGAGCGATTGCACGCCCTTTCAGTGCTAATCTTTCCTGCATAATCTGCTGCGGTGAAATATTTACACCGATAGACTGCAGTGCCGTTGACAGTGCTTCCGCCGGTAAATCCTCAATGCTTGCGCTGACTTTAAAGTCCGGCATTTTCGGCTGTTCAGAAGCCTGCTGCATACGCTTCTTGACGGTTTCCTTTTCTGGGAAATCCATGAAATCAAGAATAATATCCATCGGGATATCGACGCCCGCTTTCTTCGCCTCAAGCAGCTGATACAGATTCGCCCGCCGTGCGGTAGCGCTTGCCTGCGATGTTGTGATCACAATGTCGAAATCAAAAGCGGATAAATCATACAGTACCTTCGTGACCGGATCGCCGTTTTCATCTGTCATCGGCATACCGTTCTGGTCCACCGCCTGCTGTTCCTGCATGGCTTGACCTAATCCCGGCTGTATCTGCACAAACTCTTTTTTGCCGTCTTCGCCGAGAATGCGCATAACTTTATCTTTGTTGTAAAACTGCGGAATCAATCCCGGTGCGTAGGTGTCTCCCCACAAGAGTTTTACAATCTGCAGTTCAGCTTCTTTTGCTTTGTCGAATATTTCCGCTGTCTGCACCGTGGTGACTGACTGTCTTAAATCAATTGCCTTTCCGCTCATTGCCCCAATACTGCCTGACAGGCTCTCCGGAGTAATGCCTGAAATCGTGTAGAAATCACTGCTTGAGCGGTTTTCAAGCTCTATATTATTGACAGACTGCGCCGACGGAAGCCCATCGGTAAATGTCACACCCGGTTTCAAGAAAATATTCGCACCCGGAGTTGTAGACAAATTCCGAATTTCCCGTTTCTCTTTTTCGTCAAACTGCGGTCCAGTCCAAAAACGAACACCGAGCGACTGCTGATTGACGATATGCATACGCTGGCTGCGGTTCTTGTTGAGTTCGCGCTGTGCGTCTTTCAGATCCCGCACAATGCCCGCCGGTTCCAATCCGTCATCTAAGTCCTCACCGTAGCCCGACAAGTAGCAATACTGCCGCACAAGGGGGAATTGATTGTGCTTATAAGGACTCTCGCCATCTTCAAGCAGCACTTCCCCACAAAACGTCGCATATCTGATTTTCGTAACCGGGATTTCTTCCGGTTCCGCTCCGGACATTAAAAAAGCCGAATATAAATCCGGCTGCGATTCATCGACAATCATTCCGTCTGCAGAAAATATTTTCTTCCGTGTGTACTCTTTGTACCAATATTGAACCACCCTTAATTTCTTTAAATCCCGCGAATACCAGAGCGGCTCCGTATCAATCGTCTCCAATTCGCTGTCATCGTATTTATGCGTTAGCATGGCAATTTCATCTGCTTTGTCCGCATATATTTGCTTCAATTTATCCGGACTTTCCCAGCTGTAACGCCCGCAGTAGAAAGCGTCTGACAAATCATCTTCTTTGCATTCTGGGTCAACGAACACATCAAACGGACTGACGTTTTTGATCTGTATCCGTCCATCCATCCGGGCGTAATCAAATTCATAACTGACCCAATAATTTCCAACGCCACATATAACCGCGTCTTTGAATGCCTTTTTCTTAACGCTCTGATAATTCGTCTTGTCAAAAGTGTACTTTGTAATACCTTTGGCCACACGTGCTACCCGGTCATCTTCTTCCGAGCGCGGCAGAAAATCCGGCTCCGTTTCATTCTGCGCCGCATAGCCTGACAGCAGATTAATAACAGGGCGTATCCGGTTAATTGTAATAACCGGACGGGATTTCTGTTTCATTACTTTCAAGTCCGCGTCCGTCCACTGCTTACCGCGCATGAAATCATAATCTTCTTTTGCACTTTTGCGCCATTCACTGGTTAGTTGCAGTGCCTTTTTTACATTATTCCGCGCTTCGGACAAATCAAAACTCATTCGACAAGTTCTCCTTTAAACATCATTCCATACATTTGTTCAAGCTGCCACTGCGGCATTTGCGCTGCGAACGCCGCCAGCTCTTCATCGCTTTTCTTTGCCGGAATTAAAATCCCGTTCTCCATATGTTCACCGTACTCTGATTTAAGCACTCTATAAGCATAATCTCTAAGCGCCCTGTCGCTCATTACACTCCCCACGCCGTCGGTTCATCTCCTTCCTCATCTTCATATCTATATCCATCACTAAATGCTTTTTCTACTTTTACCGGCTGAATCGGACGGCTCATCAAGAAATATCTGACGCTGTCGTAACTATGGTCTTCTTGCTGTGTATCCACGTCCTCGACTTTGTGCTTATCGTATGTCAATGCCGGCAGCGTCCGTATCAAGTGATAACATGTTTTAAATATCTTGAGCTTTCGTTCTTTCAGCCTTAGATGTACCTGCATTTTCCCGGCCAATCTGTCATTATCCGCCGGATACCATGGCACGCCTTCCGCTGCGAACACTTCTGCAATCGACGGCCCGTCATGCCCTGTTTTCTGCCAAATTGCCGGATCCGCAATGCCGAACTCACTGCCCAAATGTTTAATCTTCTGCGCGACTTCCCGCGCTGTTTCCTGCGTACCCGTGTTGACCGTTCCCGGCTTGCAGCCGTACCATTCGTTAATTACATAGACAACACCGTCATAATCGACTGCATATTCGTATACCGCATACGGTTTACTGTATCCCCAGTCCATCGATCGTCCACGCTGCCAGTTTTGTGGGATTCCAAACGGTTCAACAACGTGTATATCCGTCCTGAACTCTTCAAAAACCTGTCCTTCAAATATATTCCAATCACCTTCGCGGTACGCTTTCCGGAGCTTATCCGGCAGCGTATCAAGCGCGTCACTGTATCCCGCCGGTAAGTAAGGATTATCATCTATCCGCGCCTGTACAAACGCAATTTTATTTGCGAAATCCCGCATTTCCGGCGGAATATTTCTGTCAATGAATAGGTTTCTGACCCACATATGACCCTTACCGCCGGGGTTCGTCCCAGCAATCAGTTTAGGATCCTCAACACCAACCCAACGCAGGCGCATGCGCAAGAAATCAAAAACAGTCTGTTCATTCAGCGTCAATTCGTCAATTGCTATCGCCGCAAACTCTGATGATAAATACTTAGACGGATTATCCAAATTCCTGAAACATATCACACCGCTGCCGAACGCCGGATTCAATGTAAATTCATGCGTCGCTTCTTTGTAGCTGCCAAGCCAGTCAGGAAACTCCATTTTGATTTTCGATAACTGTCTATCACGCAGTGCCGGATAATCTTCGCAAAACAGCCCAACGCGGATATCTTTTAATTTCAGATGCTTGTACCAGCTAATCAAGAGGTAAACCAATTCCCAGCGCAAAATATACGATTTCCCGCCGCCTGCCGCCCCGCCATAAAGAATATACGTATTATCTTTAACTGTCCGCATAAATTCCCGCTGTTTTGCCGTCGGGTGAATGATGTCATTGACAAGATTAATCGTCTGTACTGATGTCATCATCTACCACCAAATTAATTCCGATATTGCCAGATAATTCCTTTTCTTGTTTATCTCTCCATTCCGGTTTCCGGTTCGTCAGCCAAAAGATAAGTGCTTTCACGTCCGGCGGTACATAAACCTCTTCTGGAACCATCTTGATATATTCTTTTTCGGATATACGTTTTCCATTTTTGTATAAAATCTGTTTCAGTTTTATCGGTTTCATTACAGTTTCTTTGATTCCGATAGCCTTTTGATACAATGCATTTTCAGCAACAATATCGGTTACTTCTTTCCCGCGCGATAAAGCCTCGGAAAATTCGGGGTACTTCTTAATCCATGTATACAATGTATCTTGATTAATGCCGATATTATGCGCAATCTGCTCATTACTTAATCCGTCACGCGCCCATGCTTGCAGGCGCAGAAGATTATCTGGCTGCAGCCATTTTGCATACTTGCCTTTTGCGCCCACAGTAATCACCGCCTTTTAGATAAGCAAACAAAAAGCACGCACCCATGGCCGAAGTACGTGCTTTCTTATTTCAGGGAGGAATTCCTGAACTTTTACACTATCATAATACCACTTTTGAATGTCTCATAATGTCTCATGTTTCATTTTTCGCGAAATTTCTTTTATCGCTTCATCTTTCAATCGATAACAATGACTTCTCACATAATGATGTTCCAGTGCAATTTTCTCCCAAAGAACATTCATAAAATACCTGTCAATCATGATTGATTTCTGCTCCGGGTCAGATAACAAAGCAAGCAGCCTGAATCCTTTTGTAATCATATCACCATACCTGTTGAGCTCTTTTATCCGCAGTTCTTCTGATTTTGCCATTTTCTGTTCAAAAGCAATAACGATATCCGATAAATCGGAAGACACGCCGCCGTCTACCGGCTCCTTGTCGTACCGACAACCTTTTAAAGAAAACAGATCCATTTCGTACTGCAGGCGATACTGATTGAGCGAATCGATATGTTTTCTGCAGCGCCGGATCTCTTCAAAAAATGCTTCAACTTCGCCGCGTACACTTTTTAATTCACGATTTAAATTCGTTTTTGTCTCTTCATAAGTCGGATCCAGGTTATAGAAAACACTCGATTTCATTCCATTATTCATAATCTCGCACCATCCCCGACATTGCAATCCTTATACTTTCGTGAAATTTTTCCGGCAAGCTCTATCTTCCAGTAAACTTGCATTTCACTAATCTGCTCGTTAGTAGTGGTTAACAAATCTAATTTATCAACCTTACATTTTAGCAGTGACCTTGTAACCCTTATAGGCGACCCACTATAAACAATGCGGTTTCCCTGTATAATCATCAGCGGTATAAACATCGACGGCTCAAGCGGGCCAAATTTAAATTTCTTCATAGAAACAGGATGCACAATTACCCGTAATAATTTATATAATTTCATCATCTTTTCCTTTCCCTGCCGTTATACACAAAGCACAGAGCAGTAATCCCACACATGCACCGAATATACAGCCTAATATGAACATCATTTCATGCCAATCTCCTTCGTACAAATCAAAATTCCTTCTATATCGTTATATCGCTTAGTAATAAGTTCTACAGCCACCTGCGCATCATCCTTCCAAAATCCGCACTGCGTCATGCAGTCTTTAAGCATTTTCACCAGATTGTCAGTATCCGGTTTTGTTGTTTTATAGTTTCCATTTGTGTGATGTTTATCCGCTGGGAAACACCATATCGTAGACAACTGCACAGCGCCTTCCAATGGTTTTTCCGGTGCATGTTTAGACAAATACGCAATATACTTGCTCTGAATTTCTTTGAGCTCCGGAGGTGTATAGATAATAGCCTTACCATTTCGTACCGTAATTTTCTTTGCCTGAAATGTTTTTGTCGGAAGCTTCATATGGATAAAAAATCGAATCATGCTATTACCTCTTTGTATAAATCCGGATTGTTGTATTTATTGTTCACGACTGCAATCATCCTGATATCGTCAAAATAATTGTCAGATGGCAATAACACAAATGCTTTTTGTTTCGAATCCCATTCAGCGACAACCAATCCATAAATATCACCAAACCCGCATTTTGATTTTCTTGAAACTTTGATAATATCCCCCTCAAAAATCCGATTTCCATCATAATCTTTAAGACCGATATATTGTCCAATGGTTTCTTCTCTCACAGGAATAGAATACGCTTTTCCTTCTTCATAGATTGAATAATCATTTTCTCCATGCTTTAGCAAGTCACCATAAATCCACCTTCCTGACTTTCTGCATTTCCCTCGAAATAATATTTCTCTCATTTTCAATCACATGCCTTTCTATTTTCACGACGGATATAACAGGGACAAATCTTTTCTCTTTTCAGAGACAATCCAGTTCCAGGAAAGGAAGTAATAAGGAAGGGTGTGTGGCGCAGCTTCTCGCCACACCCTTTCTTACTTACTTTCCTATAGGGACAAACCTATATATATAAACTGGAATGTCCACGCATTAGAAGAATATTAAAATACATTTTTAGGATATATTTTCCCTTCTCCGCATTCATAATTTCCGTTTGCAAGGATGTCTCTCCGTACTGTTTTTTCAGAAACGTCTAAATATGCTGCCATATCTTTTATCGTAACGATTTCCTTGCCGCCCATACTCAAGTTTTCATAAGCAGTATCCACCTGTGAGATGCGGTCTTCTTTCTGTCTCGCTTTCGCTTTGTTTCCTGCCTCACGGCCCTTAGCGCGTACATCTTCAAGACTGCCCTCCTCGGCCGCCATCGCCAGCACTCCGGTGTCATCCAACCTGTGAATCGGATACGTAAACCACATATTAACAGGCTCAAACATCGGGAATTCACGAAGTGTTCCCGCAATACGCCATGCCGTAGGCTTGACCGTTATCCCTGCAGCCTTGTCCGCTTCCCTGTCATAATCTGTCCGCCGGCTGTCGTTATTGACACAGAGCTGAATCATATCGAGGATGGCATCAGGGTCGCGGGCAAATACGCCGGAGCCGGACGCACGATCCATAGAACGCTTCATTCCCTGTCCGCCCTTCGAGTGGTGGTGACAATAGATTACCGCAGCCGATAATTCCGTACAGACCTTATCAAACTGGTTACAGAACCGCGCCATCTGGTCAGCACTGTTTTCATCGCCCGTGATAATCTTGTAAATCGGATCAATAACAATAGCGATATAATTTTTCTTCTGAGCGCGGCGGATAAGTTTCGGCGCAAGCTGATCCATAGGAAGCGACTTCCCGCGCAGATTCCATATATCAATATTAGAAATGTAATCGGGACGTAAATCCAGCGCCGTATAGACGTCTTTAAATCGATGCAGGCAGCTTGCCCTGTCCAATTCCAAATTGACATATAAAACACGTCCCTGCGTGCATTGAAAACCGCACCATTGTGTGCCCTCTGCAATTGCAATACAAAGTTCAATCAGGGCAAAGGATTTACCTGCTTTTGACGGTCCGGAAATAAGCATTTTATGCCCCTGCCGAAGTACACCATCAATTAATGACGGGGATAAATCAGGCATATTATTCCACACATCAGACAAATCCTCGGGGTCAGGCAGATCATCATTGACGGTTTCAATCCATTCTTTCCAGCTGTCGAAATCCTCTTTTCCGATATGTGTGGCCATGAGAAACTGTTTCTTGCCATTTCTCATAATGCCCGGCAACCGTGATAAACGGGATGGGTTTCTATCCGCTCCGTCAACCGGCAAACCGTTTTTCCGGCATACTTTGTACAGATAATCTACACGGCGTCGATACTCTTCCTGTGACGCTGCGTCGATATGTACGATGGCATGAATACTTTTATTGCCGGAATACACCAGTGCCGCCACCGGAAGTTCCAGTTCCTCTATAATAGATTTCTGTTTACCTGTAGAGAGCGTGTCGGATTCCACAAGCGCATATTTGTAATTGGATACATTTTCATTTTTAATGCCTTTGCCGTCTAACGGATTGAACCGGATCCATGCTCCAGCTTTTTCATCATAATCAGCAAGAGCATACCCGATGATATCTTTTGTACTGTAACCGTTTCGCTGGTACTTTTTGATGCGAGAAATATATTCTCCCGCCGTCAAAGAATATGTACCCGCTCCGGACGGGGAATATTTTCCATCATCACGCCGGAAAGAAGACATAACAATACCGACCTTGTCAGATCTGTCAAAGAGAGCTTCCAGATACCGGATAATCTCATCTGCCGGATTCCATTGTGCTGGTTCTTTGATTTCCGATTCCTGTACATAGTGCTGATCAACAATAACGACATTGTCTGTTACCGTATCATCCCAGTCCATTACTTTGTTGCCGTCTTCTTTTGTATGCGGCTGCCATCCATAATCTTTTGCCATCTGAGTAATCGTCGCTCCTGTAACCGGATTCGGATTCCCCTTGAATGACTGCCATTTTTTATGACATTCACCATCATGGTAACGTTCCGGGTCCTTTCGGCTCCAGTCATCCCACACATCAACGCTGTAGCCCTCATGACATAACGCCATGCCTACATCAATCCATTCTTTATAGCTGCAGGCCGCGGGCGGTATATACTCCAGCAATGGCCGTAAATCTATCTTCGACATAATTTACGCTCCAAAATTCAATTCTTGATTAGGAACATATAAAGCCGGCTTGATACCGCGGGGAATTGTCCAGTGATGATTAGCAATTTGGGAAATCATGCTGTTTGCATCGTTAAACGTCCAGATACCCACATGCTGAAACCCGCGGCTTTCCAAAAAGCGGATTTGTTTCGGAGTGGACAGCCCATTTTCCCGCCGTTTATTCAAACGGTCGAGTAAAAGACTGGCTTTCCCCGCATTATCAATTTCATCCGGGAATATACCGAATTTCTCCAATGCTTTGAGCTGTTTGTCACTCGCAGGCGCCATTTCCCAGCCGAATGACGGGACATAATCAGACAAATCTTCTGCTTGTATGGACATTTCAAACTGCAATGGATCTACTAACTGGCGTTTCCGTTTTTTCATCGCTGATAATTCTTTTGCAAGAGCTTCCTCACGTTCAAGAATGGTTTCCTCCGCTGCCCGCTTGTAAGCGTCCTCTATGTCAACAGCGGCCCCGGACTGGTCCAAGTCCTTCGTCATTCTCGTAGCGATATCATCTGTCTTGCAGATAAGCGATGCCGGACGGCATAATTCATGCCGCGCCGTATTCCACAAAAAATCCAATACCAATAAATCCTTTTTGCCCGTTTCCGGAGAAAGTCTTGTTCCCCGCCCTATACATTGGCAATACAAACTTCTGATCTTCGTTGCCCGAAGCATGATTACGCAATCCACTGACGGACAGTCCCACCCTTCCGTCAATAACATGGCATTGCAGAGTACGTTATACTCTCCTGCTTCAAATTTCTTTAGTGTTTCTTCTCTATCCTGGCTGTTTCCATTCACCTCCGCTGCTTTCATCCCAAAATGGTTTAAAATGGCTTTAAACTTTTTAGCTGTGGCTACCAAAGGTAAGAAGACTACAGTCTTCCTCCCGGCGCAATATGTAACCATTTCTTTTGCAATTTGTTCAAGATACGGGTCAAGGGCTGTTCCTAATGCGCCTGCTGCATAATCACCGGCAGACATACCGACGCCTGTGATATCAATCTTGAGCGGTATCGTCTGCGCCTTGATTTTGCACAAATAACCGTCCCTGATAGCCTGCGTCAAAGAATATTCATAAGCTAAGCTGTCAAAATAATTTCCCAGACACTGCAGATTATTTCGTTCCGGTGTGGCGGTTACGCCCAGTACATTTGCTGTTGGGAAATGTTGCAGCACTTGTTGATAACTATCGGCCAGTGCGTGATGGGCTTCATCTACAATAATGGTGCTAAATTCATCTTCCGGAAACTGCCGGAGCCGTTTTTCACGCATGAGCGTCTGCACGGACCCAACAACAATTCTGTACCAGCTGGCAAGACTTGTTTCTTCCGCTTTTTCTTTAGCACATAAGAGACCTGTTGCGGTCTTGATTTTTTCCTGCGCTTGGTTTAAGAGTTCTTCTCTATGGGCAAGAATCAAGACTTTTCTCCCCTCACGAACACAGTTTTCTGCGATTTTGGCAAAAGCAATCGTTTTGCCTGTGCCTGTCGGAAGAACCAAAAGCGTCTTCCTGTGACCGTTCGTCCATTCATGCATAACAGCTTCAACGGCTTCCTGTTGGTAGGGTCTTAGTTCCATCATCAGAATGTCCCGGCTGTATAACCGCCCTGCGTTTTGGGAATCTGCTTATCATCAAGCGCAAGGAATTTCTTTGCTTCGTTGTACGCCTGATCCTTATAAATGCGGTGAACGATTTCTACATAACCTGATGCGCCGATGACTTTATTCCACGGCATTTTCTCTGTGCCGCCCTTTTCCATCAATCCCAAAGAAATGAAGAATTGGGCAATCAGCCACTGCTGTTTCGAAACCAGAAACAGGTTCCTGAATACAAGTGCGTCACCATATTTCCCGCCATGCACGCGAAGTTTTAATGCAGCCTGCGGGCACCTCGGTATTTTCGCTCCGCCTTCATAAATCTTCCGTTCAAACCCTTCGACGGTAAACGGATAAATTCCTTCCGGAAGCAAGATATATTCATGGCTTTCGCCGTCATCGGTGATCGATTCGTCCCAATCCAACGCCTTATTTTCTATAAATGAATTGTCTTCCGCAGATGTTGTTCCGAACTTTTCAAAATTTGTACTCATATTCTTCTCCTTTATGTAAATTAATTAAATGGAACACTGATGTTATTTAAAATAAATGTTTTAATCTGTTCCCACGCCCCAATGAGCACACCATCTATAAAATCAGCCGGATAATCTTTCATCGGCATATCTTCCGGGAAATATCCTTTCATGGCCACTGCTTTACGGATCTGCTCTTCTGTAATGTTTTCCTGCTTCATTAAGTCATAGACTTTCTGTAAAGTAGCATTTACGGTAGACGTCGCAGTGACGGCCGTGTCTTGTGTCGGGACATTTAGTTTCTTTATCGGGACAGTCGATTCAGGTTCTGATTTTTTTACTGTCTTCTGTTTTGTTTCCTGTTTCTTTTCTTGCATAGGTTTTACGCCCGGATCCGCCCCATTCGGGATCAGTCGTGCAATTTCGTTATAGTCAAACGGCAACTCTTCTGCTAAAGAAAATCGGTTCTTCGCGTCCGCAAAAGTCGTATGCGTGGTATACATGATCCGTTTTCCGCCTGCCGCTTTTTTTCGTGTTCCGTCTTCAATCAGGATTGTTTTATAATTGGCAAAAAGCAGTAAATCTGCCCATTCTTTGACCAGCGGTGCCACCTTGTTTGTCGTCTTGCTGGACAATTTCAGTTCCCAATGGTCATATGTTCCCATCTCTTCCGGGAGCGTTACTGTTTTCAGAACAGCATGAGCAAGAACAACTACATTGACCCCCTGCCCAATGCAAGCGTCCAGCTGCACAAGGAATCGGGCAAATTCTTCTGTTAAATATGTATAGCCGGCACCATAACCGAAATCTTCAATTCCCTTTTTATTGAATTTCCCGCAAATATAATCAATGCACATACGCTCTGCCGAGTCCGCTGTATCAATAACCAGCGTCTTGCAGATAGTCGGATTATCATAGACCTCTTTGATGTTGCTCATCAGCAACGGCCATGATGTGATGTCTGTTACACGGCTGACATCAAGTTGTGCAGACCCTTTGTCTAAGTCGAAAAAGAGCGGTTCCGGGAACTGGCTGGCAAAAGTCGTTTTTCCGATACCTTCCACGCCGTAAACACAAACTTTGACAGGCTTACTGATGATTCCTTTTGTAATGTTCATTCTTATTCCCTTCCTTTAAAACACACCTTTAACGTACTTCGGCGTCTTCTCTTTAACCGCTTCCGTATCGCCTTTTACCATGCCATCCTCAATGATGATGGAGCATTCATCGCCGGTAGAAACTCTTGTCGCTATAACCTGCAATCCTTCTTGTTTGAGCCATGCACCAAATTTCTGCAGTGTTTCTAAGTCCATCTGCTCCAGCTTGTCCATAAGAACAAACCCGCACTGCGGATTCAGCTTGCGTACAATAGCTGTTGCTACTTTCAATTGATCAGAACCGCTCATGCCATCCCATGGCATATTGTTATAAATCAGCTTGCCGTCTTTGACGGACAATCCCGGCAGCGGCAGTTCCGCAGAATCAAGAAGTTTATTTCTTTCTTCCCGGACGGATTCAATCTGTTCCGTCAGCCCGTCATATTCCTGCTGCAGATTATTGGCTTCCACTTCGGCGGCTTCTTTTGTAGAATTCGCCCTGATTTTGATATTCAATGCTTCAATTTCCGCCAAATTCTTTTCCAATTCAGCCGTGCTTTCATCATGAAGATCTTCTGCCGACTTCCGGGCAGTTAAACAATCCTGTTCTGCTTTCTGCAATGCTGCTTTGGCTTCATCAAAAGCAATTTGAGCATTTGCCAATATTTGTTCATAACGAGCGGCATCCTGACGTTTCCGTTCATTTTCTCCGTTCCGTGCAAGAATTTCCTGCTGCTCTTTAATGAGTTCTGTTGCACTGACGGGTTCTTTCGGAACGTTTGGGTACATCGGCATTTCGTCAGCTGCTTTCTTCTTGCGGTCTGCAATGCGGCCGACTTCCGTACGCTGTGCATACAGCTGATTTTCTTTTGTGTCCAGCTGCGCCAGCACATCACCAATTCCTAAAATTTTCAGAAGAGAATCCGCCTTGTCTTTATCGCTTCCGTTAATAAATTTCGGAAGATCCAACGCAAGAGTGGAAACAAATTCATTCAAAAGCTGCTGTCCGGATTTATTACCATTAGGGTCTGTTACTTTTAATGTGCTGTTTTTCCCTTTTCGTTCCACAATTAATCCGTTGGACAGTTCAAGATGCAGGTTCGGCGGCACCAGTGCGCCGTCCCGCTCCGGCACAGACGGTTTATAATTATTGCCGCCCAATGCCCATGCAATAGCGTCCAATACAGAAGTTTTTCCCTGTCCGTTTCTGCCGCCAATGATCGTTAATCCATCTGCTGACGGTTCAAACTGTACTGCTTTTACTCGTTTCACGTTTTCAATTAATAGTTCATTGATTTTTACTGGTTCTGTCATTATTTACCTCCTGTGGTATAATAGAGGCGGAAAGTCTTAGCGATTCTTTTCCGCCTGCCGATTGATAGCTCCAACTATCAGTCGGCTTTTTCAATTTTGTTTAACTCAGCAATAATTTCAAATAAAATTTCTTCGCGTATACTCGCTTTGGCCGCGTTTATCACTTCGCCTTTTATGTCCGCATCTGCCCAGACATCTGATTCCTGCTTATATCTGCGGCGTATATATTCACTAATATGTTTAAACTTTTCTGCGTCAGTCATTTCTCCGCGCCTCCTCAACTCTTACAATCACTAATGTTCCCGGCTGCAGATTGCCGACGTCCTTTATCCTGTTGTCTTTTTTTGCTTGATAAACCAGTTTCCGCAGGTCTTCTTTGTCTGTGGCTATTTCTCCGCAGATTGTCCAGAGCGTGTCGCCTGCCCTTACCTCCCGGCGGTACTCGACAATCTTCACCTCCGGGAAGAGCCGATTGTAGATGTTGTCCGCGTCCACCGCGGCGCCGGCTATCAGTGCGGCTGACATGAGGACGGTCGTAAATACTAAAGGTTTATTCATAATTTCTCCTGTACTGCTGCCGTATTAGCGGCTATACAAATCTGCCGAATGACGCCTCGCAGTCGCGCGTTCTCCTGCTTCTCAAGAGACAATTCATTCTGCAGTCTTCGGAATGCAGACGGGCGGAAATCGTCAGGCTTCTCACCGACCATCGCCAGCACATCGCGCTTTAGAAAACGGATGGCAGACAGATTTTTCACCGCCGGGAGGATGCCGTCATTTTTCATGCGGTAGACGACATCCGTTGATACGCCCAAGATTTCAGCGGTTTCTGAAACGGTGTACGTTCGTCGTTCCATTTTTCACTCCTTTCTATGTTTTTCTGTGGTAGGTTGTTACAACAATTTCACGAAACGTGTACTTTTTAAACATAAAAAATGTCTGTTACTTTTTTGTGAAAATATTTTGCTATCTTTAATTTAATTTCGTCACGCGGAACTCTATTCCCAGCTTCATACATCTGTATAGCAGATGGGCTGATTTTAAGCGCTTTCGCTATCTCTTTTTGTGTTCTTTTACCACGCAACTTAGCAATAATTTTTCCAGATTTTTTTGGATTCATTTCTAACACCACCTTTCTTTCTGTATTTCACATTTCGTGTATATATGGATAATAGCACTTCTTTTTGCAACTGTCAACACACTTTGTGAAAAATATTTTGTAATAATTTACAAAACGTGGTATTATGGATGTAAATAAAAGAAAGGAGTGCTATCTAAGTATGGCGTTTAAAGATTCTTTAAGACGAGCACGTAAGAAAAAAGGTTTGACGCAATCAGACATGGCAAAGCTTACAGGATTAAAAGTAAGTACAATAAGCATGTACGAAAATGGTAATAGAGAGCCGAATTTTGAAACTTTAGAATTATTGGCCGATTTCTTTAATATAGACATGGATACTCTACTGGATAAAGAGAAAAAAGGTATACGTATCCCTGTTCTTGGCAAAGTAGCTGCAGGCATCCCGATAGAGGCCATCACTGATATTGAAGACTGGGAAGAAATTCCGCAAAGCATGTCCAAAACGGGCGAATACTTCGCTCTAAAAATAGCGGGAAAATCCATGGAACCCCGCATGATGGACGGAGATGTGGTCATCGTACGGCGTCAGCCAGATGTGGATAGCGGTGATATAGCTGTCGTCTTAGTTAACGGAAACGACGCCACAGTAAAACAAATCAGCAAGTCCGATGCTGGACTGACATTAATAGGCTGGAACCCATCTGTTTATACTCCGAAGACGTACAATAAAAAAGAATGTAAGGAACTGCCAGTGTCTATCCTTGGGAAAGTCGTTGAGATCAGAGGGAAATTGTAATGTCTATCACGGCGAGAAAAGAGGTCTGCCAATATGCTTCCTGTCATTAATAGCTTGGTTTCTTTCGTAATATTTTTATTATTTCCATTTATAATTATATGGACATTTCTAAAATATAGTTTGAATCATCTTGTCCAAGTAGGCGTTTGCTTGATAACGTCTTTTATCTATTTTGCAATTATACTTTTAATTGCCGGATTCCTTTTCAAATTATTTGAGAAAATATTCTATAAAGGGAATAAAATACTTAGCTGGGTTTTATTTTTTGCGATTTCTATATGTTTTTCCGCGATATACCTTTATAACATGCTTACAAACTTTTTCGTAATCCATTCGTCGGGAATAACCTCTAATTTATATACTATACTTTCATCCTTTTGTACGATTTCATTTTCTTCTTTTATTATTTCCCTATATTTAAAAGCTAATAAATTTATCGGTGCATTAGTAGATATTAATAATATGGCAATGTTCATTTCAATAATAGTAGTATTATTATTTCAAAATATATTTATTCTCAAGACTTGTTTCAGTGCGTTGGTGATTATCATGCTTATAATAGAAACGCGTCATATTTCAAAAAACTCAAATTACTATGACTATCTTATTCAAGAATATAGTGATAGATACGAATAAGGAGAAGTATCATGTACAAAAAGGTTTTAATTGTTATTTCCATTTTCACGATGTGTGCCACATCCTATGCCCTTGGCTATGCAACTGGAGGCTCAAACATGGGATATTATTATCCATCCTTTTCCAGTTACATTTCTTATGATCCGACTTATGAAGAACTTGGCCGCTATGTCGATGAAGGAAAGGAATATGTTGATAACTGTAATGCCGACATTCAACGGATTATAGATGAACGAGAGAATGCTATAGAAGAAATCAACCGTCAAATTTCAAACTTTAACATGTCTCATTAATAATTTATTCAGAAAGGATGTATACCATGTTCAAAAAATCTATTCTCACCTTTTCGTTGGCCGCCATGTTATCTGTTTCTATTGCAGGTGTAGCAGACGCCTATATCGGCAACAGAAACAGCCACAAATTCCATGAAGATTATTGCAGCAGTGTCTACCAGATGAAAGATCGCAACAAAGTCTATTTTGATACGCGGGATGAAGCGATCAACGCTGGATACGTTCCCTGCAAAAGATGTAATCCATAAGCCTTCTCTTTACAAAGCACTTCATTATTTCTATAATGATTCCAGAACAAAAAACGGTTTTCCGTTTTGCGGGGATGGTTTCGTTACAGATACCGTCCCTATTTTTTATCAATATAAAATCCCGCCGCCATACGGACATATGACGACGGGAACCACGGAAGAATGGGGATTCTTTCGCGGCAATTGTAACAACCCTACCACAGGCTGGTTACGCATATATTATAGCACAATCAGCCCTATTTCAGAAAAGGAGCTGATTTTTATTATGGAATATTCTTTTTCGACGCGTGAGAAAAACGGCGGTATCTGCCTTATTCTGTCATATAAGGTGAATAGCAAATGGAAGCAGAAAACCAGACAGGGATTTAAAACGCTGCGGGAAGCCAAACAATACCAAGACAAATTATTGGCTGCCGCAAAAGAAGATGCCGCCTGCGGAGCCGATCCGGAACTTGCGGATATTACCTTTAAAAGTTTCACACAGAATATATACTTGCGGGATAAAGGATCCTCTTTAGAATACAGCACAAAAAGGAACTATTTCTTTATGCTCCTCAGTATTCCTGCCCTGTGCGATAAGCCCATACGGGAAATTACCGCCGGAGATGTGATTAATGTCTATCAGGATATGGGACGATTCAGCGAAGGCACAAGAAAGAATCGTTTCGCCCAGATTCGTGCCATCTTTAACTATGCTATTCACCCGTATAAAATTATTACCGTCAATCCTGCAGACAGTGTCACACAGGTGAAAGATAAGACGCCCCGCCGAGTAAAAGCACTGACAGAAAAAGAATCATTGCAACTGCTTGACGCATTAAGTGATACATCCATTTTTTACATGATCGCTTTCATTGCTCTGAATACCGGCATGAGATATGGAGAAATAGCCGGATTAACATGGAACAATATCAATTTCACCAGACAAACAATCACTATAGATAAACAGTATAACTGGATATCTCCCGAAAAACGGGGATTTAAAGCCGTAAAATCACGAAACGGAAACCGAACCATACATATGAATACGAAACTGGCAGCCAGATTAAATGTATGGAAACTGAATACCCCTGCAGCTATTGACGGGCGCGTTATCCCGACAACACCAAGTACACATGCTCTCATGAATAGGCAGCTGCGTAAATTAAAACAGGGGATTTCCGTTCATACCTTGCGGCATACCTTTGCCACCATGCTTTTATCAAAATCAAAGGATATTAATCTTGTTGCGGCTGTTTTGGGTGATAATGTAGCCACTGTTGCAGCCACCTATATTCATTATACCGATGATATCCGAAAAGAAGCAGACCGATATATAGAAGCTATGTACAAATGA